GTTAAATCTCCCATCCACGCCCCAAACTGATTAAAGTGAAAAAACTCTACAGCCTCGTCTCTGGACATACCACCATCATCTTGGAGTTTTTGTATTACCTTGTATTTGTCATAACAAACGATAGGGTCTTGACCGAAGCGTTCTACTACTCCAACGATGCAATCATCATACCCGTCCATTACCAATAGATGGTCTGGATCAAAATCTGAGAATAAATCTTTAGTCATTCCTTTCTCTTAAAATACTTTCAAGACTCTCTACCAGTGTCTTAGTCTCTACACTCTTAAATCTCGGGTCGAAAGCAACTGCAAGTAAGTTTGCGGATATAGTTTTACCTGGTGGACTTTTCAATTCCTTTAGTAATGCCACTATCACATCAGTCTCTAGCCCCCTTAAAAAGGAACCGCCTGACTCGCTTCGCTCGTTGTCGGTGGCTTTGCTCATTCGTTCGACTCAAAGTTCGCCATGAACTCATTCTCCATCTCGACGATCTTGTCGTAGATTTCGACCTCTTCCTCGTCGTGGAGCGCACTAGGGTCATGCACTTCTAGAGCTTCATGAATCCTGGTTCCTCGTTCCGCTGCCTCTGAAGTCCCTTCTGTTCCGTGGAATCCTGGGCAAGCCGCAACGTATTTCAGTCCGCTGGGGCCAAACTCTGCGTGTCCTCGATTTGAATGATCTGGTGTGTCCATTAGTTGTATGATAATTTAGATTTTTCTGGGTTAATTATTTTCATTTTCACTATGCGCTCAAGGAAGTCAACATAATCTTCTGAGTATTTTGACTCCTGCTCGTAGCAAACTTTACGCTCTATCTCTGAGTAAGCCATGCCAGCAATAATCCCGTAAAGGATTGCCGCTTCCTCGTCAATAGAAGTCTCACCCCCTTTGATGTCGAGCTTATATCGTTCGATCTCTAAGAAGGCTATCGCTTTGGCTTTCGCAAAATCAATTTTGAATATCTCTTCAATTTCCATGTAGCATCTCCATGTTTTGTATTTTCTTGTTTATCGCTTTCACAACGTGTTCTTCAATCGAGTCAGCGGCCACAATGATTTGCTGAACCGCATCTGACTTAGCACCATTTCGGTGAATCCTCCCCAAACACTGTAAGTAGTGCTTTGCTGAGAATGTGGGGCTAATCAGAGAGACTCTGGGCCTATCTCCATTAACATCGTGGAGAGAGATGCCTGTCCCCCCAGCCGCTATGTTAACTACGAGAACCTCGACCTTGTCTTCTTGGAAAGAATCAATCGCAGCTTGTCGTTCAGAAGCAGTCTGCCTCCCGTCAATCTTGAGGCAGTCGAGCCTGGTGCAGAGGGCGTCTACGGTGTCTGAGAAGTTTACGAATAGGACAACACTGTTTCCCTCAAGCCTCAACTCTTCGGCCATGTCCGCCAGGTCAGGAACCTTCATAGCTTCCGCTAACTGCCTCGCTCTCAACAGGTTCACCAGAACGTGTTCGCTATCCTCGACTGTGTGATCTTCAAGTAGCTTGTCTATGATCTCAGGTGTGATGCCCAGTGCGTCATAGGCTTTAATGATCTCTTTGTAGCTGGAGAATTGTATCGGCTTTACGAAGACCCGGTTATGCTTGAAGGAGTCTGGGAAATCTTTCACTGTCAGTTTTTTGACGTTGGAAGAATACATCTTCTCTTTGATCGCGGGTAAGGTGTTCTTCCGAACGCAAACCCATTGGTTCCAATCATTTTTAACACACCCGTTCCGCTTCATCCAAGAGAACCACGAATCGTCTTTGTTGAGGTTGTGCAGCCCCAACATGAACCCTAATGCCCTCATCTCTGTTGGGTCTTCCGCAGCCGTAGCCGACATGCCGTGAACCCTATACCCCTGCTGGACTAACGAGATTAGCATCTGGGCATTCTGGGTGAACGGAGACTTACAGGCGTGAATTTCATCAATAAAGACTAAGCACTTGGGGGGTAGGTTCCAAGTCATTATCTTTTTACCCCTCTTACTCATCCACTGAGTTCTCCCGTTTCGGATCTTCTCATAGTTCAATACAAAGCAAGGCTCCACTCCATGCTCTTTCAACTCACGCTCCCATGAAGGGACGACTGCCTTCGGGCATATCACCGCCACAGGTCCGCCCCAATCTAGGGCAAGGTGGGCTGCGACTACTGTCTTCCCTGTCCCTACACTGGATGTGTCGAGGGTGTTCTGGCCTTTAGTGTGTGCCGCTACAAAGAATCCCTTGGACTCTTCCTGCTTCAGAAATAGAGATTTCATTCCCCTACTTCCTCACGGGCATTACCACGTATTCGGTGTCCTCAGACAGCACCCTGATCGGGTCAGCTGAGTCACCAACACAAATGGTAATACTCTCCCCATTGGTGGTTTTCAAGAACTGCTGCATGAACTGAGGTTGCACGGCAGTCGAGAAACTTTGACCTTCCCCCTCCACGACCTCATTCGCTTCTCCTTCTTCGGGAGCTTTTGAGGTGATGGTGAGAGAACCGGAAACACACTCCAAGCGAGTTACCGGGGACTTCGGGTTTGAGAAGAGGGCTGTCCTGCGGAATGCTGAACTTAGCTCAAACTTATCAAAGGAAGCAATACGGTCAGTATCCTCTGGTGAGGGCATCACCTTTCGGTAATCGGGGAACTCCGCAGCAATAGTTTTACTAAATACCTGGGTTGTTTTGGTCACCAGCCGGACATAAGAACTTGCAACGTGGAACTCAATCTTCTCCTGCGAACCTGCCGCTTCAGCAATGATGTCTGCCGCTAAGGTGGGTAGGATTACCCCAGCCTTGGGGTGTTCTCCATCTTCAATCGAGCAGACGGACAGTCTCCTGCCATCTGTGGCGACGACGCGACATCCATTTTCGTCTGCCTCGAAATATACCCCATTGAGCATGTGGCGTGTCGCATCGGCACTGGCGGCGAAGACAACTGAGTCCAGAGCTTCTGAAAATCTTTCCCCGCTAAAATTAAAAACCTCTGGTTCCCCTGCCAGTGCGGGTCCACAATACTCATCCACCGGGAGTCCTTTGAGCTTCGCTGAGAAGCCCTCTGAGGACACTTCAATATCATTTCGGACTTTCTTGATCTTTACGGGACCAGACATTGACCCCACCAAGCTCCTCATTCGTGATCCAGGGATCAGTACGCTGCCTTCCTCTTTCACTTCAGCCGTATCCGTAGCTACGACTTCTTGGTCAAGGTTGGTCCCGCTGATGGACAACTTGTCTCCCTCCGCTTGAAGAAGAACATTCCCCAAGGCGGGGAGATTGCTCTTGGGGGCGGTTGCTTTGTTCGCCGCGCTGAATAAGCGCAGTAGCTTTTCTTTTTCAATTTCTAGTTTCATATTTCTTGATTACAGTTTTCTCTGGCTGGGTCTGTGTAAATTTCCAATTCTGGGTAGGGAGTCTGCTCCTTACCTTTTATTTCGTCAAGATGTTTTTTCCAGACCAGATCTTTTGCGTATCGAGTCAAGGTAGGTCTTCGGAGTCTTTCGCACTCTTGCGTCCTAGCTTCCAGTTCTCTGACCACAGAGAGAAACTTCTTCTTATCTGCGCCGCGCAAATGCTGGCAGAGTTCTTTAACTGCTTGGTTTACGTCTTTATCTTTACTCACGTTCATTGGGGTATTTTCTCCTTCCAAATTCTGCTATCAAGTATGCGTCAATCATACCGTCGTGGGGTTTTGTGGATCTGCCTTTCTTTGTCCAATCTTCTTCTGGAGCAATTTCGGAAACCAAGTTGAGGGCTGCTGTTTTGGTTTGCCCAGCGGCTACTCGACCAAGAATCTCTACCTGCCATTCTCTGGGTTCTACGGCGGCGACAAGCCACTCTTTGATTTCACAAGCCCCAAGAAGTTTCCCAAAGTTAATCGACATTGACCTCATAGCTTGGCTAGACTTCGCATGTTTCAGAGGTTCTTCAATCAGGATAAAGGGTTCAGTGTTGAGGTCGAGAATCCACTTCTTGAACGCGGCAACATCAACCTCACGCTTTTCTTTCCGCTTTAGGATGGGCATGGGGCATTTATCAATGATCTTGCCGTGGGGGGAGATGGCACATATTCCCCCGTCGATACCGTTGTCAATCCCAACAATCATGTGTAGCACTCCAAGAAATCGGAGGAGGGTTTCTTCGGGTTAAAGAAATCATCAGCAGTAACTTCACCCCCGCTCTGAAGTTCTTTCTTCCTCCGCTCGATTTCTCTCTTCAGATACCACTGGGCTTTCTCCAGGTCTTGAATGGTCGCCCCCTTGTGTTCCGCTCTCAAAATGTATTTCACCACGTTACCCAAGCAAAAATTCATGTGTTCGGTGATCTGGATGACTTCAACCCCAGAGGGGTGAGACTTGTAATGGGTTGGGTGGTTAACAGCGTCTTCTTGCATAATCAGTCTTCTACTTCAACGTCTATGATTTTGCGGTTCTTGATTTTTACAGCTTCGCCTTTGCTGGCTTTTGAGTTGTTGAGGATCGAGATTTCAATGTGCTTGGTCCCCTTGTTGTTTTCTTTCGCGTTAATGCCGAACGACTCAAAGAGAAGTTTGTGGTAAGTCTCCAAGTCTTTTACGTTTCGGATCGGGGGCAGTTTACCCACTACATCTCGTAAGTGTTGGAGGTAGGCGTTCCCCAAGAACGAGCGAATCTTTTCCTGTTCGGTTAGGCTTTTAGAGTCATCAATGTTCCGAAGAATAACTTCAGCCTCCTCCTTGTGCGCCTCTAGTTTATCGGCACTGTTGATGAACTCTGGGTCGAGGATTTTTTTGGTCTGCTCTTGGAGTTCCGTGCTTACGGGATCGTCATCTTCAACTAGGTCGATGGGGTTGTTGTTCACCTCTTCTTTTGAAGGCACGTTCATTTCTTTGAACCAGGCATACAGAGTCGAGCTTGAGATGCCCAGTTCTTTCGCAATCGACGCCCTACCCCAACCAGCAGAGTCTAATTCTATCGCCCGTGCTATTTTCGCTTTCTTTTGGCGATCTCTTTCTTTTCTGGTAGCCATATTAAAATAGTCTGCATCATGTATCTTTTAGTGCAACAAGAATCCTACGTGCTATTTTGTGTCCATGCCCGTCAATAAACTAGAACCCAGAGTCACCAACGCTGGTGATAAAATGATGGTGGGGGGACTGAAGATCCCTGTGACCAGCACCCTTACCGCACTCCTATACGGATTTGCGAATCATAAAAAACCAGAAGCTAAAGAGTATTACTTTTGGCGAATCGCAGATGTTCTATGGAATAACGAAGACCTGCCTGAGCCTCTCTTGGAACGTCACCCGTGGGCAGATATCATGATTAAAGAGGCGATAGCCAACAAGTATTTAGCAGTAGGTGGTTCGGCAAGTTCCGGTAAATCACATACTATGGCCGCTTGGGGGATTGTGAACTGGCTATCACGCCCCAGTGAAACCTTAGTCCTGATGACTTCGACCACGCTCCGGGAAGCGCGAAAAAGGATTTGGGGTTCAGTTATCTCTTTACTGGCGGTAGTGGAGGGTATGCCTGGTAAGATCAGGGACTCCATCGGAAACATCGCGTATATCAATGAAAAAGGAACTTTGATCGAGAAGGCTGGTCTTTCACTGATCGCCGCAGAGAAGTCCAAGACAAGGGAAGCAGTTGGCAAATTCATCGGGATCAAGCAGAAAAAAGTGATCTTGATTGGGGACGAGCTTTCCGAACTGAGTGAAGCAATTCTCAACGCTGGCTTATCTAACTTGTCCAAGAACCCAGAACTTCAGATCATCGGCATGAGTAACCCGTCATCGAGGTTTGATGCGTTCGGGGTCTGGTCTGAGCCGTTATTGGGATGGGAGTCTATGGACATCCTCCACGCAGACGAGTGGAAAACAAAATGGGGCGGCAAGTATATCCGACTAGACGGCGAGCGCAGCCCCAACATCATGGCTGGGGAGACGAAGTATGCCTACCTCCCTACAGAAGAGAAACTTGATGAGGACAGAAAACTGCTTGGTGAAGAGTCGAGGGCATATATGCGAATGGTCAGGGCCGTGTTCTTCGATAGCGATGAGAACGAGGGCATATACCTGGAGTCGGAAATCTCCCAGAGCGGAGCCATGAACCCTGCATCGTGGGCAGGGACTCCGGTTAAGGTCGCAGGGCTAGACCCCGCTTTCACCAACGGAGGCGACCGCACGATTCTCTTTACGGGTCTGGTTGGATACTCGACCACGGGGCAGTTTGTTTTCGAGTTCGGGAAGCTATTTCAGCTAACAGATGACTCATCGAACAAGGCAGTGCCGCGAACCTACCAGATTGTCACCCAGGTCATGAACATCTGTAAGAAGGAGGGAGTGTCCCCAGATAACTTAGCGGTGGACTCCACAGGTGCAGGTGCGCCATTCTGTGATGTCCTCTCTGGCGAGTGGTCGCCTCAAATCTTACGTGTATCCTTTGGGGGAAAGCCTTCGGACAAACGGGTGTCCTCAAACAGTAGGCTCACTGGCATTGACCTCTACACGAATCGTGTATCGGAACTGTGGTTCGTGGGCAAGGAACTGATGCGGACGGGTCAGATCTCAGGAATCGGGAATGAGTTGGCAGCAGAGATCGTAGCTCGAAACTACGAGATGGTGAAGTCCGGGTCGCTCAAGATCAAGATTGAGTCTAAGCCCGACTTCAAGACCAGGTTCGGTAGGTCACCGGATATTGCTGATGCCGCCTTCCTCGCTCTGGACTGCGCTAGGCAGAGGCACGGGTTGGTAGCTATGGACCCACCGAAGGAGGGTTCTCCGTTCACCATGCGCCCCCAGCGGACTATCAAGTCGATGTCACAGTCACTGGTCAACAACGACTCTATGTTGTTGAACGACTAGCTAGGGATTTATTGTTGGAACAGATACTGTAACTTTAAGAGGTCGTATGGTGCCCGACTCATGTTTCCAGTTTGAAGTTGAAAAGCGATGTCATGATTAAGAGCCGTCACCTTAAGTCCAAGTTTTTGATTAATACTCACACCTAAAGCCCAGCCTTCATTCAAAAGCTCCATTTCGACGTGATCCCTGATCTCTCTGGTGCAACCTCTCTGTATTCTTAGAGCTGGTGCTTCAAATATATCAGTAAGCCACTCTTTGCGGCCACGGGCATCCCATTCGCTGCCTGCGCTATGGTGGTCGTCGTAGGTGAATGCTAATTTCATTAGGTATTTTTGATTGTTGGATCGTATACGGGCTTATTCATTGGCCTTATGCGCAGCGTTCCATTGCGAAGTTTCTTTATTCTATTTTTTGCAATATCAATGTAGCCCTTATTGAGGTCGCATCCGTATGCATTTCGATTGTTCTTTATTGCGGCAATTGCGGAAGACCCCACTCCAAGGTAGGGGTCGAGCACATTTTGACTCTCATCAGATAAGGATAGCACCAACCGCTCAACAAGACCTACTGGGAACTGACATGGGTGTTCCAGCTTCTCAACATGGTTAGATTTAACATTTGGAATATCCCATACGTCCCCAGGATTCTTCCCTAGCGGATTGCTCGAAAACTCACCCTTTTTCGGGCCTTTAAAATGCTTTTTATTGGGATACTTGGACGGGACTCTTACTGGATCTAAATTGAAGATGTAGTCATCCGATTTAGTGAACCACAGGATGGTTTCATGGCGACCAGAAAACCTTTTCTGGCAGTGTAGCCCGTGACCGAATGTCCAAACCATACGGTTCCTTAGTTTCAAGCCATGCGTCTTAAATAAATCGTATAATAAAATATCGAGGGGGAAGACCTCCCCATTGTCGATATGGTTCCCGACCTGCCAACAAATAGAGCCATTTGGATGAAGTAGGCGAACCGCTTCAGCTATACACTTGGCTTGATCATCAAGGTAAACTTCCTGTGAGCGCCGTTTTTCATATTCCTTGCCAATATTATAAGGGGGGGATGTTACGATCAAATGGAAGAACTCATCTTCAATCTTTCGCATATAGGAAAGGTTCGATTTGCACTGAATATCAGCAATCGCTGGTGATTGATTATTCGCTGGAAATTGAAGGACGTCTGCTGTGGATTTAAGGGCGGTATTAGGCATTATTAATGTGCTCGGTGTATAAATGTGAATATCATTCCTGTATGACGATACACTATGCTGTGCATACTCAGTATTACTGACAGGAATTCGCTAGGGATTTATTGTATAAATCCCAATGGCGTTTTTTGATTTCTTCAAGGCGGTCAGCAACTGCTTTGAACTTCTCGAGGATCACGTCAAAATCCTCAAGAACTTCAACTGACCCCTCGCAATAGTCAATCACTTCTTCCCAAGATACTAGAAGTTGATTCCCTTCGTCTCCGTCGTCCACCAATTCTTTGATTTCTACCATTACCGTAAGTCCGTCCTCCCCAAAATACAGAAAGGGTTTCTCAAAAGTTATGGAGTAATCTATTTCTACTGTTTTCGGTTTCAATTTCATATACTCGTATCTTGAATCCTGTTTCATGCAAACGCAACCAGAATTTCATGTGGCAGGTGGGGTCTTTTACACACTATAAGTGTAATAATAGCCCCCTCATACCCTACTAAATTAGTCGATAATCAGGTGTTCACAACATATCGGAAAAAATGTGAACACCTGGAATCCCGAATACTGAGCAGTGTCGAGCGGGGTTCCGCCTACAGGAATCGGGGTGCAGGGTGCGGGGTATTATACAAACCATAACAGGGAGTAATTACTTAACCTAAAAACGTGTGTTTTATTATTATACCTCCTCAAAAAAAGTCTCGTATGAGGCTGGTTGTGTTTATCTGAGTCAGACAAACACAACTGAAGTCTTAAAAGACTTTTTATAGAGTATTATAAGAAGCGCATTAAAACACACGCTCTCCTACTAAGTGGAGATATGGGGGCGCGACTGCCCCTTGCGTTTACTAGGAAATAGATTATTTTTAGGGGTGTCACAGAAATTCAAACGCTTGCCCTCTGGCCGGATACAATACAAAGGTGAATCTTTTCCAGGGTTCAATAAGCCTAAACGCGCCCCGAAAGACTCAAAAAAGAAGTTTGTTGTTCTCGCCAAGCAGGGAGACAAGATAAAGAAGATTAGCTACGGACACAGGGATTACCAAGATTTTAGACAACACAAAGACCCGAAGCGGAGGAAGAACTTCCGCGCACGGCACAACTGCAAAACCGCAAAAGACAAGACCACTGCCCGATACTGGGCGTGTAAGCACCTCTGGTAGATGATATGAGAAAAGGAAGAAAAGGTGGGCGCGACCCTCGCAGAGGTAATACAGATACACCACCCCGCCCCGCAGGAGTTAAGCCCCCAACAGCAAACCCCAACTCTAAGCCAGGTGCCGGGTATGGTAAACCTCTTGGTGGTAACAGAGGAGACACAGCAAACCCTAACGCTTCAGCGGGTGCTGGGTATGGTAAGCCTCTTGGTGGTAACAGAGGAGACACAGCAAACCCTAACGCTTCAGCGGGTGCTGGGTATGGTAAGCCTCTTGGTGGTAACAGAGGAGACACAGCAAACCCCAACTCTAAGCCGGGTGCTGGGTATGGGCGACCTGTTGG